GTTTACTATATCATTGAGGGAATTTGATTCTGAATCAGAAATTTCTAAATTATCTTTTTTACTTCTTAATAAGTCTTTTTCATCTTTTGCTTTTTTAATAAGTTTTTTTAATTCTTTTTCACTAATATCAGAATCTTCAGTAGAGTTTGCTAATAATTTATCACTAATAACCCTTAATTTACGAGCACTTGCTAATGCCGCATTACGAGCATCATTTGCTCTTCCTAATTCTCCTAAATTACCACTAATAATACCACTAATACTAGCAAAATCTTCTTTTTGTCTGGATAGAAGATCATTAGTAATTTTTAGTTGTTTATTCTGTTTTTTTAATTCTTCGCTGGAATCCATTCTTTAATTATATGTTATAAATATTAAAATATATTATTTTTATTTATAACTAGATTTTTTTTGGAACTTTGGAGGGGATATTTTGCCAGATGGATTTACTAAAGTTTGTTGGTTTTTTCCTTTTTTAGCATTTTCTATAGCTTGGGTTTCTTTTTTATAAAACTCATCTATTCTACTAAAAGTAAATTTTCTTAACCAAATAGGCATATTATAAACTGTAACCCAATCATATCCACCTTTACCATGAAATATAATTTCATGTATTTGGGTAAATATTTTTTTTCTTATTTCTGGTATATTATTAATTGTCAGGCCAAAAAAATGTAAGCCCAATTGGGAGATCGACTCTAGATTCATTTCCAGAGGGAAAAAAAGTCAGATCTACGTCTGGTTGGATTTTTTTAGCATAATTTCTTAAGGATTTAGCATCTCGAGCTAAAAGGAAATTATCTACAAATTCTCTAATATCTTTCTTTTCTTCATTTCCATCAACAGCTAAAATCATATATTTTAATCTTGTAGTAATTTCTGGGGAATTATTTTTATTTATCTTTTTTAATCCTTTTAATTCATTTCTAATAGATTGTTCATCTTTATGGTTAAGGATTTTAAAAGTTATATTAGTTCCTGTATGAGGAAGTTGGTAATTGAATTTATTTTGCCCTTTACTATAAAGAGATTCATCTAATACTTTATCTTCTATTTTAGTTAAATCAACTGTTTCTTGTTGACCATTATATGTAAAAGTATAATCTTTACCATAACCTAAAATACGAGCTGCTACTAAAATAGCATTTTTATCCCCAATTAATAAATCATCGTAATTTATTTTTGAAACAATTAAAGATTTAAATAATCTATCAAATACTGTACCATCTTGGATATAAGCTTGATTAGTTAATATATCTTCTTCCCTGGCAGTCATATATTTCATTTCAATTTTACCACTAGAAAGTGGATTTTCTTCAGAATATAATATTCCTTTTGAGGGTAATTCTACTGTTTCAGTAGGTAATTTAAATTCAGCCATAATCTTTATTTAATAAAACTCTTGTTCTATGATAAATATTAAGATAAAAAAAGCTTGGCACAAAGCCAAGCTATTTTAGAAAATATGTTGAATATTTTTAGAAATTTAGTATACAATAATCTGGTTGTACAGTCATTGTAATTTCTTGAGCGGCATTTTCAGTATCCCAATTATAATCTCCAAATGAAGCATCTGTTATTAATGCACCTTTTACAATCCATTCAGATACTACATCACCTACAGGACCTAATACATTAAATGTTAAGTCTTTTTTATAGAAATCAGAGTAACCATCTCTACCAGTTACTGATTCATGATGTAATCTTACCCACTCCATTGTTGCTTGTGCTCCAGAAGGAGTAATTGGATCAAATAATGTGAATGAAATTGTATTCCAAGTTGTTTTACCTTTTACAAAACGTTGAACGTTAATGTGATTTAAGGCTACAGTTCCTTGAGTTAATGATACAGCTCCCATTCCTTTTACAGCATATGATGGAATACCATCAATGTATACTATAAACCTATTAGCCTGTTTTGGCTCAAAAGCTGTAAAAAATATTTCGTTTGGATCTAATATTGCCATTTTATGTTTTTATTTTATTATAAATATTCTATTTTTATATTCTTTATGCTGGGAATGTAGCTCCTGTTGGTAATACGTTAAAGTCTAACATTATGTATTCAGCAGTTCTAGTTGGTTGAATAAATATTTGACCTATTAATTCATTTCTATCAACTACATCTGGTGTATTGTTAGTATCGTCCATTACTACTTTAAAAGCATACAATCCTTGTCTTTGTTGAACTGATTCTAAATAAGGATTAACTTGACTTAAGAAATTATTTCTTGTTGATGCAGAATTTTGTTCAAATACTAAATTATCTGCGATTTGAGAAATAAAACTTTTAAGTGAAATTAATAATCTTCTAACATTAATTCTATCTAAAGCACTAGCTCTTTTCTGTAGTGTTTTTTGACCAAATACTACTACTCCTGATTGTGGAAATGTAGCAATTGGATTAATATTTGCCTCATATAAATCATCTCTATTTCCAGCAGATAGTTTTCTTTCAGCTCTTGTTACTTGACCTAATCCTCCTCTAGTAATACCAGCGGGTGCAAACCAAGGATCACTTGAAGCATCTGTAAATGCATATACTCCAGGAATCATTGTTGAAGCAGGTATCCAAACTTGTTCCCCAATATTTGGGTCAATAGTTTGTAACCAAGGCCAATATGTAGCAGCATAACTAGAATCAAATCCAGCTGCCTGTGTTATTGCTGTAGCAATTGCTGTGTTGTATTTAACTAAATCAATAACAGAAATTGAATCTCCTCTAGCAATTGTATTATTTACTATACTAGTAATCTGTGTAGAATGTTCTGAATTTAATAATCCAGGGACTGCAATTACATTATATTTGTACTCATCAACGTTTGACATTAATGAAATAGCATTAGTATAATCTGTTCCTTCTAACCCTTGTGAATCCGCACTAGAAATATTATTATAATAATTAGCAGCTCTTCCCGTTGGTATATTTGAACCTACTGCTCCATTAAAGGAACCTGATCCTACTACTGGTAAATACCCTGTAAATTCACTTTTAGCTGTTCCAGTATTATCAAAATATCTAGGAGTATTATAATTTACTTGTTTTACTCTTACAAATCTTGATGCATTAGCATAAGATCCACTTTCTTGAATATAATAATCGGAGCCATCATTTACTAATGTATGGTCTACATCACCAATTACTTTAGATATATAATTTGAAGAATAAGGATCTAATGATAAGTTATTATATTGTTCTACTACTATTTTACTATTTGTAGTATCATCTCCTCTACGGATTAATAAACTAAATGTTCCTGAACTAGTATTTACACCTGCAATTTCCCATCTAATATTATCAGATGAACCTGTTGCTAAAGCACCACCACTTAATAAAGCAGTACCTGTATTCATAATTTCACCTTCTGAAATTGTTTCTAAAACAAAAGGAGATAAACCATCAGTAGGACCTCCTGACCCTGTAGCTATTGTTGAGCTTACTGCGGGTGAAAAAGAACCTGATGTTACTCTTGTTACTAATAATGAATTTCCTCCATTTTGGAAATAATTACTAGCAGCAATTGAATTAAAGTATGAATAAAGATTAGATCCACTTTCTACAGATCCTCCAAAAACTGCTGTGTATTCACTAAATGAACCTACTATTGTAGGAATTTCAACAGGACCTTTTGTAGAAGGACCAATTAGGGCCGCACCTCTTTCAACAGGTTGACCTTGTATAAAGGATTGATCATTTTCTCTCGCCAATACCCCTGGAGATAATAAAGTTTCTGCCATTTTTATATGATGTTTTTAATATTATTTTATTATAAATATTGAAAACCTTTTCAAAAAACTACTTTGAATCTACTTTTTGCGTTTCGTCTTTAGTAAATATTCCAGTAGCAAGATCTATATTTCCAATACCGTACTTATCTTGTAACTCTTTAGCAACTTCATTTGAATCTTTTTGTAATTTAGCTAATTCTTCTAAAAGTTGTGAATTTTGGCCTTCTAAAATTGCTTGTTGAACTTTTACTTGACCTAAAGAGAAAGTGATATTTCTATTTTCACCATCTGCTTTTTTTAATTTTTCTAATTCTTCTTCTGATAACTTGATTGTACTCATTTTTTTAATTTTAAAGTTTAATTTTTATTATAGCCTAATATATAAAATTTATTTTACTACGCCACATTATTCTTATAAATATATGAAATTTTTTTATTTATTTATTTTTTAATTGGTTCTTTAATTTTGAATCTGACTTTGAGTAATTATAGACTCATCTAAATCATTTGATAGTTTATCTGCTATTTCATCTATTTCAGATTGCAGCCATTCTTCTCTGGTTTTGTTTTGATCATCTGCTGATGGCACATAAACAGAATTAGCTGTGTATTTTTTACCATCTGAATCTATACCCTCTTTAATAAAATTGATTTTTTCAACTACATCCATTCCAGAACATATTTTAGCTTTCCAATTTATATTCATAATTTTTATTTTTTAACCATTTGAATTTGTTATATCTGATACATAAGTAGCATAAGTGTCTGACCCTCCCATTGTTAATTTTAAAACTCCTGAAACTGCTGTATAGGTTCTACTTGAAGTTCCACCTGATATTGTTTGTGATGACAATACAGTCACTTGTGAAAGTGACCAAGAAACTAAATCATAACCAATATTTCCTGCATAATTCATCCACACCATAGCTATTGCCCCATAAGTAGAAGCACTTGTTATTGCAGTTGCACTTTGACCTACATTAACTGCTGCTCTATATTGGTTTATTATTCCACCACCTGACCTTATACGCATTCTTTCTGTTGGATAATCAGTATTAGTTGTTGTGTTTCTTGTTGCGACTATAAAATCTCCTTTGGTAGCACCACCACCATCTGTAATTATACTTCCAATTACTACAGGAGTTCTGTTGTTTTCTGAATATCCAAAACCAATAGTAGCATACTCACCTGATTGCCCATCATTCCTAACTAATAATCCTGTTTCTCCTGTTGCACCAAGTGTAAAAGAATTTACTTGAACATTATAACCTCCACTATCAGTTCCTGAACCTGCTCCTGAGCCTATTTTTATTTTACCATTAACTTGAAGTTTAGCTGTAGGAGTTGGCTCATTAATTCCAACATCTCCTAAATCAGTAATTACCATTCTTTTAGATGCAGCTCCACCACCAGAATTTGTATAAAATTCTAAATCTCCAACATCATCAGCATTTCCTCTAATTGACCTTATAGAACACATTGGGTCTGCTTCGCTATAACTATGGAAATCAATTTTACCAACATTATCTGTAGCATTATTTCCTTTACCTGTTATTTGTACAATACCTTCACCACCTGATGTTGAACCTTGTACTGCTAATATTGTATTGCTTGCACCGAAAGCACCGTTTATATCAGTGCCTCCAAATATTACGCTTCCGTCATCTTCCCAAACTTGCATAGACGTTCCAGCGTTGTTTAAAACTCTTAACTTGTCTCCACCACTTCCCCAATTTTGTAAAGTCCAAGTTGCAGCATCACCTTGTAGTTTTAATCCTACTTCTGAATTTCCTGAAGTATCTTTTATTGTTACATTTGTGTTACCACTTGTTCCTGCAAAAGTTGAGTTTCCACTATTTGATATGTTTAATAAATTTGTTAAGCTACCATTTACAAAATTAAAGTCGCCAGTAGTTAAAAATCTTACATCATCAGTACCAGAG